GATGACGATATAACAACAATGGTTAATATTTGGCTGCAACAATTTGAGATATAATGGCAATAACTTTAATAGCGAGACCGCAAGATATAACACCCGCTTACAACCCTGTTAAATGGATTGTAGATTCAAGTATAAAAAACTATGATGGCTTTCGCTACGTGTTTAAAATCAAAGATTCACTTGACAATATCATAGCTGAATATAGACTTTTACCAATATACGGAACTGGCTACGGTGAACAGGATTTATCTAAGCTATTAAGCAACTATGTTTCATTTGACTTAAACACGAATGCAACTACTTATTACAATGCCGAAAATTCAGTTTTTAATTATAAAATCGAATTAGGCGAGGAATATACAACGCGAGTAGATTATACTTCGACTCTAGTAGATAGTTCGGGTAATGTACGAATAAACGTAACAAATAGCTTTGTCGCAGGTGATAGAATAAACATTAAGCAAAACGACAGCGGAACAGCGAACCCATATTTAGAAGGTTTATTTACCGTGTTAAGCGCAACGTCTACGTATTTAGTAGTTGATTCTTTGTGGTCACTTGTAACCGATGCTTCAATTGACGGAGTTATAACATACGCTGATAACAGAAAGACGTATGATTTTGGCGTTGAATATTCAAAAGGCGTAATTAATGCAGCGTTACGTTGGTTAGATTTTCCTGTTTGGGATTATACAGATTTCAGTCTAACAGCAAATGATAAAAGATGGCTCACAAATCAACCAACAACTTTTTATAGTACACTAGGTCAGGATATGTATTTAAATGCGTTAAATCCAACAGGAACGCCTGACTACGTTATTTTCAAAAACTCGAATGGAGAATATTTTTATAAATCAATTTCGGGAACAGATACTATAAACCAAATTGCAGTCGGTGCTAATAACTATGGGGTGTTGATTCCAATAGGCGCAGCTACTTTGCCAATGATTAAAACCGATACCACATATTACGATATTTATTATTCAAACGCAAACACAGGAACACCTACCGAGCGTTCATTAACTTATCGTATTAACTTAGATACTCGCGTTCAAATTTCCGAATATCATTGTTTATTTTTGGACCGCATGGGTTCGTTTAGTTCTTTTGCTTTTCAGCTTAAAAACTACGAAAGAGGAGAAGTTACACGCGATGAATATAACAAAGACGTTACAGGGTTTATAAATACTACACCAACGCCTGACCAATGGAGTTATAATACAATTGAAGACGGGTTTAAATCGTTTAATATTAACGTTAAGAAAACTATTGACTTAAACACTAACTGGATGAGTGAATCAATGGGGCGTTATTTCGAAGAATTAGTAACTTCGCCACAGGTTTATCTTAAACTTGCATCGTACACAAACACGGAAAACTGGCTTTACCCTGAAGATGAAAGCGGATGCCCTTTAAGAATACCCGAAAGTACGGAATATCAACCCGTAATAGTTACAAATACGAACTACGAAATATTCCAACAACGAAACAAGAACTTAATTAAACATTCAATAAGTGTAAGGTTATCAAATCAGGACGTAATCAATGGTTAGAATTCAATTAGATAATGGATATTTAGACGTAAAAGAAGGAACAGCTTTCCCGCTTAACTTTCAAGTTGGTGATATTCGCGATTTAACGCAGCGTAAAGGAACTTTCTCAAAGACTATAACACTAAGCGGTACAAAGAACAATAACACGCTTTTAAACAACTATTACGATGTAAATATAAAGGCTGGAACTTTTGACATTAATAAAATTACAAAGTGTACGATTTTACAAAATGGAATTCCAATCGTAACAGATGCTTTACTTCAATTAGTTAACGTTAAAAAAGTTCAATTAACAGATGCGTATGAACAAGGGGTTGAATATGAAGTATTGGTTCGCGATTCACAGGCAGAATTTTACACTACGATAACGAATAAAGAGTTAACGGATTTAGATTTTAGCGATTGTAACCATGATTTTGATATTACAGCAATAACGGATAGTTGGAGTCATACGCAAAGTGATAACTATAAATATTTAATGCCGTTTAACGATACTAATATTTACACGGTTAACCATTTCAAACCTGCTATTTACGCAAAAAGTTATTTTGATAGGATATTTTCAAATGCTGGTTTTACTTATGACTGGCAAAGTTTAGCATCTTCGCATTTTGATAAGCTATTGATTCCGTATAATGGGGACGTTAATAACTTTGATTATACTGATTATAGAGTTACAGCAGAAACAATTTATTTAAGCAGCTATTCACAGCCTATTATTGGTAGAAATTCAAGTTTTTTATTTTCAGTAGCGACTTGGACTGAAACTTTAGACGTACAAAATTTATTTAATCCAACGACAGGAATATATACAGCACCATTTAATAGTTCATTAAATCAAGGGCAAACGTATAATTTTAATTTTACTTATTCGTACGAAATATTATTAGATAATACAAGCGGAGCAAACGCTTATTTAATGCAAAAAAATCTAAATACAAATTTATTAGTAAATGGAAAATATAGATATGCATTAATATTTAGAGTAATAAAAAATGGAATTAACGCTGGGGTTTTTACATCTGCTGCGGATACAATAATATTTGATGGAGCGGTTAGTAATCCAATTCCAAATGGCACAACAAGTATTTTAAACGCTTCAGGAACAACTACAATTCCATTACCATATAATGTTACATCAAGTGATACTTTGCAAATTCAAGTTGGTTTATTTGTTGCTGAACAAGACCAAGGAACAACGCCAACATGGAAAAATTCAAACGCATCAAGCGGAAGTACAAATGTTCAAGTAAATCCACAAATTGATTTTAGTGATTTAAAAGTAGAAATTACACCTTCAACAAATATTCAAGTAATTGGTGGCACACAGGTAGTAAATGAATTTATACCACAAAAAATAAAGCAATCCGATTTTGTGAAAGCGATATTTCAAATGTATAATTTATATGCTTATCCTGACATTAACAATCCTTATAATTTAATTCTAGTTTCACGTGATGAATGGTACGATGCAGGAGCGGAAAAAGACTGGAGTTCAAAACTTGCAAAAAACCAAGAACAGCAACTGATATTTTTACCCGATTTAACAAACAAAAAGTTAAAGTTAACGTACAAAGAAGATACTGACTCACCGAATAAAACCTATACACAAGCTACTTCTGAAATTTACGGACAAATTGAATACACTTTTCAAAACGAATATGTAAAAGATACGGACGTAAAAGAGATTTTGTTTTCACCAACACCCGTAAATAAGACTTCATTCGATGCTTACTTACCAATGATAAGCGGAATTGCGCCAAACACGAATATAAGAATACTTTACGATGCTGGTTTACGTTCATGTCAAGCGTTTAACATATATGAACAAGGCACTACAGGTGTAACAGGATTAACAAGCTACCCGCAAACAGGACATTTTAACGATGCTATCACTCCGACTTTTGATATTAACTTCGGAGTGTGTGATTATTACTTTTATCAAACAAGCGTTTTAACGAATAATAATTTATATAACCTATATTGGCGAAGAACGGTTAATCAAATCAACGTAGGTAGGCTTTTAAGCGCATCATTTTATTTAAACGAAGCTGACATTCAAACGTTAAAATTAAACGATAAAATACGAATAGATAATTCATGGTGGAATATTAATAAAATCATGGATTACAACGCGAATGAGGACGTATTAACTAAGGTTGAACTGATAAGCGTAGATACCGAGATTGATTTAGCAGATTTCAAAACACGAATTGTACGACCTTTTGACCCTAATATTTCGGCTCATGGTAATTCAGGCGTATATGTAGATAATACCTTCAACTCAAACGTTAATTTATCAGATGGTAACGTTGTAATATTAGGCAAAGGTAACACGGTTACAAGTGGCGTTAACGCATTAATCGTAGGTGATAATCAAAACGTAGTTGAAACAGGAATAAACACAACGAATTTACGAGTAACAGAAACCATAAACGGTCAATCAGTTAGCGAAGTTTTACCAACTTATAAAAAATATATTGCGATTATTAGCCAAACAGGAACAGCAGACCCAACGGTTACCGTTTTGGAAAATACAATAGGTGATATTGTTTGGACTCGTTCATTAGTTGGAGTTTATTATGGGACTTTAACAGGTGCATTTACAGCTAATAAAACATCGGTTAATATTTCTGGAGTTTATAAAGGTTCAGCACAAGGAATAAGAAGAAATGATAACGAGGTTAATGTAATTACAACGGCAACACTAACAATTACAGAAACAGATTCGTTATTAGATGAAACATATATAGAAATAAGAGTTTACCCGTAACGATATGAACGAAATAGAAGTACCTATAAAAATAACAGGAATTGGAGCGATTAAAAAAGAACTCCGTGACCTAAAAGGTGAAATTGCAAATGCAACGGATAGCGAACAAATTAGAAAGTTATCACAACGAGCAGGTGAATTAAAAGACCAATTAGCAGATGCAAACGAGCAGGTAAATATATTTGCTTCGGGTTCTAAGTTTGAACAAGTCAACAACGGATTAGGTTCAATTAAAGATTCAATAATGAGTCTAGATTTTGCCGAAGCAGGTGATAAGGCTAAACTATTAACAGGTGCTTTAAAAAATATAAACCCTGCGGACTTTGCAGAGCAGTTTAAAGGCTTTGGAAAAATTATCGGTTCACTAGGTTCTGCAGTTGGTGTACTTGCAAAGCAGTTTATTTCATTCGGAGTTTCATTATTGGCTAATCCTATTTTTTTATTAGTTGCTGTAATTACTGCTATCGTTGCAGCGATACTTATTTTCTTAAATAAAATCGGAGTTCTTAAAAAAGTTATAGATACGTTAATGGCTCCCGTAAAAGCACTTATTCAAGGCTTTAAAGATTTGACTGACTGGCTAGGTTTAACAAGTTTTGCAGCCGAAGAAAACGCGGCTAAAATGGAAGCAGCCAATGAGCGAGTAATGGAAAGCTCAAAGAAACGTCAAGAAACGGTTGTTGGTGGTTTTGAATATGAAATTAAAATGGCTAAAATCTACGGTCAAGATACTTTAGATTTAGAGTTAGGAAAAAGCAAAGCCATAGGAACGGAAGCAAAAAAGCGTTTAAGTTCAGCAGAAAAAGCCCTAGACGCACAACGCGCACTTGGTGACAAAGCAAACAAAGAAACAATAAAGAAATTAAAGACTCAAATTGATGATGAGAAAAAGTTAATCATTGACCAACGTAGAGAACGCAATCTATTAGTTGCACAGGATGCGGTTGATAAACGCGAAGAAGCGAAAAAAGACCTAGAAGAAGACAAGAAAAACAACGAAGCAAAACGCAAGGCTCGAAACGATGCTAATAAAAAAGCAATAGACGATGCGAAAAAGTTTGCAGCTGACAGATTAGCAGCACAACGTACTATTAGAGACATTGAAATTTCATTAATAAAAGAAGATTCTGACCGAGAAATCGTTGCAACGCAGGAAAAATACGCTAGGTTAATTGAAGATACTATCAAGAATGAGAATTTAACAAAAGACGAAAAGATAAAACTTCAACAATTATATCAAAAACAACTAGAAGCAGAATTAGGTAAACAAGAACAAGTTGAATTAGATGCGGAAAAGGCTAAACAACAAAAGTTAAACGACCAAATCAAAGCAAACCAAGAAGCGGAACTACAAGCACAGGAGGATTTTTACGAGCAATATAGATTGCAAGTTATGTCTGCTCAAGAAAAAGAAGTTGATGCGGTTAATGGCAAGTATTTTCAATTAATTGCAAAAGCGGAACAACAAGGATTAGATACTAAAATCTTAAAAGAGCAACAAGAAAAAGAACTTGCTGACATTAATAAAAAATACGCTGACCAACAAGCAAAAGATTCAGCAGAAGCCGAAAAGAAAAAACGCGATGCACAACTAGAAACAGCTAATAACGCCTTGCAAATAGCGGAAAGTTCAACAAAGGCTATACAGGCAGTTGGTGATATTGCATTTGCTGCTAAAATGTCAAAAGTTAAAAAGGGAAGTAAAGAAGAAGAAGAACTTGCTAAAAAACAATTTAAGTTTAACAAGGCTTTACAATTAGCAGGGGCTGTTGTGGATGCTGGTAAGGCTATCACCGCATCATTGGCTGCTGCACCTTTAGCGGTTGGAGTTGTTCCTAATCCTGTCGGTATTGCTAATTTAGTAGCAACTGCTGCTGTATCGGCTGCTAATATTGCTAAAATTGCATCTACTCAGTTTAATTCAGGTGGTGGCGGTGGTGGTCAAGCACCTAGTATTCCACAAGCTAGTTCAACGTCAACAACTGCAGCAACTCCAAATGTAAGTTTATTCGGTCAAGGTAATGACTTAAATAATGTAAGCGCACCACAGGAAGCGCAAACACAAATAACCGTTAAAGCTGTAGTAAGTGAAACAGAAATTACAAACACGCAACAAAAGATAGATAAGATAAACCAAAACGCAACACTATGATAAGTTACCAAAGTTTAATTAATAAGATTATCAATTTTTACGATAATCACTTACAAGTTAAAAAAGTAGGTTCTGACTTTCGGGAACAATTAGAAAACTTCGCTACAAAAGACGAACGTTATCCATTAGTGTACATTTGCCCTGTTGATGCTGCGCCATCTGAATTAGGATTTACTACTGAAATTAATTTAGAAATTTATTGCTTTGACATCATACAAAAAGACCGAGCGAATATAAACGTAATTCTAAGCGACTGCCATTTAATTTTAAACGACATTTACAATTGGTTCTTAAATTCAGACGATTACTCTTTTGATATTGTAGGAGTTCCTAGTATGACACCATTAAACAACGACTTACTAGATTACGCTGCGGGGTGGGTAATGACTTTAACGTGTTCAATCAATAATTATACTGATTGTCAAGTTCCTGAACAAATCGGAGATTAACATTAATATAGTATATGCCTGATAAGGAATTTAGATTAAAGTATAAGATAAGAAACAAAGCTGCAAAAGTTTTAAAGCGTGTAATAAAAGAAGATGCGTTAATAGATACGGGTACTTTATACGAATCAATTAGGATAAACGCTAAATTCACAACCGAAGGTAATTTAAGAATTGAAATATTAGCAGCGTATTACTTTGGGTTCTTGAATAACGGTACAATATCAATAGAACCTTATCACTTAGTAAAACAATTTAACAAGCGGTTAGAAATGGAGGGTATAATATCGGAAATGTATGCCCAATATATTGAATGGTTAGGTTCTAAATATCCACTTGTACAAGTTGCGGGTATGCTTAGAAAAAAGCAAAACGTAATTTATGACTTTAATCCGTTATTTGGTGAGTTCTGGTCTGCTTTGGATTACTAAAAATTTAATTCTTTACGCATCCCAAGAAAGTTAAATACTAGAATCAAAGGCAAATCACAAACAGCGTTAAACTTAGTTAAGTCTTCATTACATAGATTCCAGATTAACTGCTCCCATGCCCATTTCTGACTTTTCTTTTCTTCTTCAAGTTCCTTTTGTTCTTCGATATCTAGAGGTTCATCTGTTTCAAAATCATCTTCATAACTTTCAGTCATTAAATTCTTGTACTGGTCAATGATTCCTTCTCTGAATTTTATGTATTCCGGTAGCAACCCAAACACGGAACTAATCGGAAAATCCATAAACCATTCTAAGCGGTCATTTGAATTAAAATTATAAGGTTCTAACGTCTTGTCATTCCATTCGTTTAGTTTATAACGCCTATAAAGTATTGCAACGATGTTAGGCAGCTTTTTTATATAGTCATCCGAAAAGTAAGTTTCTAAACTGATAAACTCCCCGAGTGTAATCTTACTAAATGGCTTTAATTGAAAGTCCCCTAGTTGCGTTTCATAGCGTTTAGGGGGTTCATCTCGTATAAACTTAACTTCGATTAGTAACTCGTCAAGTTCTTCGATTGATATATCGTCTAAATCTTCAGGATAACAATCTAACAAAGTACATAGAACGTCTATTTGATAGTTAAACATTCCATCTTCTTGCGATAGGTTACGAAGTTCTATAAATGTTTCAATCGTTATTTGATTCCACGCTTTCGGCAGCTTGTTTTTTAGCATGGTTTGAGATTGTTTCGGTTACAAATGTAAGATAAGGAATAGCAATTTCAGCAGGTTGCAATCTAAACAACTTTGATTTATGCTTTAAATGCGCGTTGTCATAGTGTTCAATATTGCTTAAATCAGTACGTTTAAACATCAAAGCTAAAATATCACTTACTGAATGCTTGTTTTCTTTAACAATTATCTTTTCAATTAGTTTAGTATCTTTTACAGATAGTTTCATTTCGGCTTTATAAATATAACCTTCAAGTTCAATTTCTGAAACTGGTTCTTTATTATCTAAATTGTCAGTATTGAACTCTTTTGTTTTTTCGACAAAGTATTTAAAATCGTCCCATTCATCTTCTTCAACTCCTACGACTTCAAAAACTTTAATTTGCTTTTCGATATTATCAAAATCAGGGTTGTTATGAATCGCGCTAATTTTTTCAAATTCTTCAACCGTTATTTCATTCATTCTGTTGGCTATGTTTCGCCCGAATACTTCAATCATATCTATAATTTTTGAACAAATATAAATAATATTTAATATAGTCATGTTGAAAGACCTACCTGTCTATAAAATTACAATCGATCCCGAGTATTCTGACGGTCAAGAATTAGGAATAGAACAAATTGCTTTTACTTCTAATCCTGCTATCAAAGTTAAAGGTATGGCTTTTAATCAAAGTGAAAGATTGTTATTCGCAGACGATGTAAAATATCGCGTTACCGCTCCCGCTATGATTCCAATGGAAATTTATAGACGTGACGATGAAACAGGCGAGTATTACGTTCAGTTTACTGCTGAAACAATCGAACAAATCCACGCTAAATTTATGCAGGATTTAAAGAATAGGGATGTGTTCAACTTAGAACATGACCAAGAGCAAACCGTACCTGCGTATATTCTTGAATCATGGATTGTGGATAATCCAAAACTAGATAAATCATTTACTACATTCGGTATTGAAGTGCCAAAAGGAACGTTAATGTTAACCGCCCAAATCACGGATAAAGAATACTACAACGAGTTAGTAAGTAAAGACCAAATCGGATTTAGTATTGAGGGTTTTCTAGGTTTGAAAATGAGTAATCAATTAAAATTAAATAATATGAAGTTACCTGATGGAGAACATCTAATCGAGGGTAAAGTCTACGTTGTAAAAGGCGGAGAAATTATCGAGATTAAAGATGCACCGAAAGAAGAAGTGGCGATGGAAGATTCAGTAGTTGAAGAAGAAGTAACAACTGAAACTGAGCCTATCGATGAACAACCTGCACCCGAAGAACTTGAAGAAGTTAAGAAAGAAGAAATGGCTGTTGACGTTGCTACGGATGCGGAAGCTGTTTTGGCAATCGTTGCGCCTGTACTTGAAGAACAAGTAAACAACCTACTAAAAATTATTGCTGACTTAAAAACTCAAATGGAAGAAATGTTAGCCGAAAAAGCCGAAGAAGAAATTGAATTGAAATCTGAGGTTAAAATGTCAATGGCTGAAAAGTTCAGCGCATTAAACAAATTAAGTAATAACTAAAATCAAACAATAAAAATGGAAAGAAAATTAAAATTCGACCTAGAAGTAGAAGCAAACGCTTTGCTTTGTCCAAATCCAAACGAGTTCTATTCTCGTGCTTATTTAACAGCAGATACTGCTGACACTTACCGCGCTTTACCGGGTGTAAAGTCAAAGACTAAACTTGGTAACGTAGCTTTCGGTTCAATCTTACAAGCATCTACTTGTAACTTTTCAGCACCAACTGACACACTAGATGCAATCGAAATTGATGTTTGTGCATTTTCAGCAATGGCTCAAATCTGTCAGTTCGACCTAGAGCAGTCTTTTGTTGCTTTGCAAATGACTCAAGGTTCTAACGGTGATTTCTCTGTACCTTCATTCATGAACTACTATTGGGGAGTTATGGCAAGTCAAATCGAAGAAGATATCGAATTAATTAGATGGCAAGGTGATACAGAAAGCGTAAACCCTTTACTTGCTTTGTGTGATGGTCACTTGAAAAAACTTTGTGCTGATTCTGCAAATCTAGCTTATACAGGCGGTGGTGCGGTTAATTCATCAAATGTACTAGCAACATTGAATGTAGTTGTTAACAGCCTTCCAGCTTCAGTTAGATTTAAGAAAACTGATTTAAGAATTCGTGTTTCTTCAAATGTTGCTGCTGCGTATGAACTTGCTGCTGCTTCAGGTAATACTTTAACATATGTTTCTGCTCCATTGCAAATGACATATTTAGGAATTAAAGTTGTAGTTTGTGAGGGTATGCCAGATAACACAATCGTAGCTTCATTGAAAGACGATTTAATCTATGCATTTGATGCAGAAGGAGATGCAAAAGCATTGAAAGCGGTTAACTTGACAGATACAGTTGCTGAGCCTTATATCAGAACTAGAGCAAACGTTAAAGCAGGATTTTATCACACAAACCCTGAGCAAATTTCTGTTTGGGCTGCTTGTTTTGATTAATCAATAATTAACTAAAATAGTAATGGGGTGGGGATAACCTCGCCCCTTTTTTGTAAAACATTTAAAAAAATATATAACATGGCATGTGAAGCACTAGAATCCATTGTAAAGAGTTGTGACAATAACTCTGGAGGGATTTATAAGGTTTGGATAAACCAACAAGACAACATAGCATCTTACACGTTAAACCCAACGTTAAGCTGGACTATTGACTCAATTACATTAACTGACCCTGCGGACATTTACACGGAGTTTGAAATCCGTAGAAATACAGGTTCATTTACAGAAGAAGCAGCTATTGATTTAGTAAACGGTTCTTCTTACTATACGCAAACAATTACATTATTGTTTCATCGTAGAGACCAGTCTAAATCTCAAGCGATTAAAGTTTTGGGAGCAGGTCAACAATACCTTAATGCAATCGTTTTAGATGCTAACGGTAAATATTGGTATTTTCCTTTCTTGCAATTAACAGCAGCAGGTGAAGGAAGTGGTACAGCCCGTGCGGACGGTTCTAAATATTCCGTTACTTTAAGTGCTGAAAATGAGTTTTTATCATATGAGGTTACTGAATCAACGGTAGAATCTGTTATTACGGTAGCACCTTAAACCTACTATTCTCTAGAAAATGAGCATCCTTCGGGGTGCTTTTTTTTTAAACAAAAAGACGTACTAATTTAATATAGTTGTGATTTACATTAATAAAGATGAAGTTAACAATATAGTTCTAACACTAAGCGAGGTTAGTTCTTTGTCTAATCCATTCTATTTATTTGTGTTTCAGAACGAAATGAACCCTGAAAGCGAACCAATTTTATTCAGTTCCCCCGACATTTCAACTTATCCCGAAAGATTTAATCAATTCTTACTAGATGAACCTGTAGATGTTCAAATAGTTAAAGGTCAATATTCATATTCAGTTTATGAAGCAATAACTGCGCCTACTGAAATTGAAGATACAACAGGAATAGTTATCGAAGAAGGTCGAATGGTGGTTTCAGGTGCGATTATAAACTCAATTTACGACTAACTTATGGCATGGTATAACATATTCAAACAAAGTGAAAACAAAACTATTGAAGTGGTCGAAGGTTATCAATCTTTCAGTACACCGTTTAGTAAAATTGGTGGTGGAAATTTATCATTGCCTTATGTAAATGGACGTTACCAAGTCGCTGGATATATCCCCTTTGGAATCGAAAATTTATACCCAGAAACTTTAAATCAGATGTATTATTCTAGTCCATTACACGGTGCAATAGTTGATTACAAAACGAATGCTGTTATCGGTGGTGGGTTTAATATCATGATTGATAAGCTAACAAACGAGGAAAAACTTGATTTGTACGCATTCGAAAAAAAGATTAAACTTAAAAAGATTGCCCCAATAGTTACAAAACAGCTAATTATTCATAACAGGGTTTATTTTAAATTATGCTTTTCAGATAAAGGAAAATTAACCAAAATAGAAAACCTTTCACCTGAAAAATTAAGACGTTCACGTGATGGTAAAACGTACTTTATTTGCGAAGACTGGGCATCTAGAATAGACGTTTTAGAGATTGTTCCATACCATCCATTAAATAAAGAGTACGAACAGCTGTTTATATACGAGTTACCGTGTATCGGTCAAGACTATTACCCACTTCCGCAGTATTCAAGTGCTTTAAACTTTGCGTTTTTGAGTGGTGAATTGAGTTATTTAGCAAAATCTAACATACAAAATGCTGTTTTCCCTTCATTCGCGATGATGTTTCCTAAACGTCCACAAAGCGAAGAAGAAAAAAACGTACTACGTAGAACCATTGACAAGCTAAAAGGCGCTGAAAACGCAGGGAAAGCGGTTGCATTCTTTGCAAATAGTGCTGAACAGATGCCAAAGATTGAAAGTTTACCAACTAACTCAAACGATAAACTCTTTCAAGAAGCATCTAGTTTGAATACAGAACAGATTTGTTTTGCTCACACTATCGACCCAATATTAATGGGAGTTAGAACTACTGGCTCACTTGGTAGCGGTTCGGATATTAAACAAGCATATGTAATTTTTGAAAAAAACGTAGTTAAACCTTTGAGAGAAAATGTCGAAGATATATTTAATGAGTTGTTACATATTGCAAAAGTTAAAGGTGAGTTAAAAATAAACAACTTTCAAATCATTAATGAAACGATCGTTGAAGTTGAAGAAAGCGCATCTAAAACAAGTGACGCGTTAAACTCTTTGAGTCCTTTGGTAGCTACAAAAGTTCTTAATTCAATGACTCCAAACGAAATCAGAGCCCTTGCAAGTTTACCACCTATTGAAGGTGGTGATATTGTGCCTAGTACAAACCCTGAAACACCTGTTGTATAATGCTTTACTTTATAACTGAAAACTACCTAAAAACGAACACGCCAATAACAGCGAATGTTGACGTTACAGATGTAACTCCGTATATTGCAACACAGGCACAGCTTCGCGTTATGCCAATTTTAGGTACTACGTTTTTTAATTATATGCTTCAAGTCTATAATGATCAAACAGCAACGAATGATGAAGAAACTTTAATCAAATTCATTCAACCTATTATAGCGTGGCGTTCTGCTGAAGATGCTGTTTTCGGTTTAACCTACCAACTTAAAAACAAAGGTCTTCAAACTCAAAACGGGGATTTCTCTAGTTCAGTAAGTCAAAGAGAGGTTGCATTTGGAATGGAGCATTACGCACAAAAAGCAGCATTTTTCGAAGAGCGATTGATTAAGTATCTTATTAAAAATAAATCATTGTACCCTGAATTTATTTCACTAGAAAATAGAGATACAGATTTACGCCCTATGATTGATTGCTTTGGTTGTACAGGATGCTGTCATGGCACTTGCAACTATGAACACGGTAACGGATATAACACTCAAATTTTAATACTTTAACATGAACGAATTTATTACACAAATCAAAAAGAACGGAGCAGTAGGAGTTTTGGCTATGTGGCTATGGTACACACATACGGAAGTACAGGAACTTAAACAACGTTTATATGAATGCTATGGCAAACAAGTTTCGATGGATTTAACTATAAAAGATAATCCGACTTTCGCTATCAAACCAAAAGACGAACTAAACGAGCGTAAAAAAAGACTTGAAGCATGAATTACGACTGGCTATATAATGAAGGCGCACCACGTTTATTAGTACAAGCTATTAAACATATCGGAGTTAAAGAGGTTGAAGGCAAAAAACACAATCCTATAATCATGAATTGGGCGCGTGAACTATGCCTTGACAAAGTTTATAATTCAGATGAGATTCCTTGGTGTGGTTTATACATAGCGTATATATGCAAAATGGCGGGATTAGACGTAGTTAATAAACCTTTGTGGGCGTTATCATGGTCAACGTGGGGAAACGAAGCGACAGAGCCTATGTTAGGAGATATTTTAACATTCAAAAGAGATGGCGGTGGACACGTAGGAATTTATGTAGGAGAGGACAAAACTCATTATCATGTTTTAGGCGGTAATCAAGGCAACTCTGTAAGCGTTTCACGTATTGCAAAAACACGATTATTTAAAGCACGTAGAACAGCGTGGAAAATTGCACAACCTGCAAACGTTCGAAAAGTACATTTAGAACCTAAAGGAGTAATAACAACAAACGAAAAATAAAAATGGCAAAGAAAAAGAAAATTGACGTTGACGTACAAGTAAACGATACGCACATTGAAGTAAAAAGAGATGACAAAGAATCGAAAGTATTATTAGATTCCAATAAATTAGACATTGAAGTCACAAAGACGGATGACAGCTTAGAGGTGAAAGTTGAGGCACAAAATCCGTTTTTGGGCTTCGCAGGAAAAATATTAGGCAGATATATTTCTAAGAAATTAAAATAATTATATTTGTACTGCTTTTTCATAATGGTTTAATTGTTAAGAACCCCTTTTAACCGAGGGGTTTTTTTATTGCCCAAAAAAAAATTAAAAAATATTTGATAAAATAGTTGTTATTCTAAAAAGAATATATATCTTTGTTGAAACAATTAAACAAAACAACATGAAAAAACACTTTACAACGTTACTAGACCAAGTAACACCAGCAAACGATGAGCAGAAAGAGTTTTTAAGCACTATTTTAGGCTTCTGGACGTTCTTATTTGCATTGATTGGTATATCTTATTCACTTTTAAATTTAATGCCATGAGAGAGCCTAAAAAAAGCAATCCAACATTATTAGAAATATTAAACTATTGGTTGGAACAAGAAAAAAAGAATGTAGGTCGAATGAATATAGCGCATTACATGAAAGTTTGCAGCGCAAAAGCCTATAATTTAAGATGGAATGAAGAATCTAAAACTTGGAGTTATGAAAACAGCTATTGATTGGTTAATAGAACAATTAGAAAATCACAACGGAGTTACAAAGTCAGCTTTTGAAAACGTAATTAAACAAGCTAAACTTTTGGAAAAGGAACAATTACGCACAATGCACTTGGTTACTTGGATGAATAAAGATTTAGATTTTGAAAAATATTATGAAGAGTATTATGAAAACGAAAGAAGTAACACTAACCATTGAGTACAGCACGTTTGATGACTTGCAAAACATATTAGACCGTGTTTATAAAGAACTTACGCAAGGAAAAGAATATTTTGAGGACGTAATTCATACCGATAACGGTAAACGGTTAATTCATTTTATGCAGAAATACAAACAAATGCGTACTTTTAAAGTAGTAAATTCAGATTCAATAATTGTAAAAAGTAAGATATGAAAGCAACTGAATTAAGAATAGGAAATTATATTATTTACCCAAAATATTGGAAGGATAAATCAATAAGAGTTACAGGAATAAGCATAGTAGATAGACGTGAAGACCATTCAGGAATATATGAAGAATTTTTGTATTTATTAGAAAATGACTTTTTAACTTCTGAAAATTTTGATTCTTATATTGATTATAAACAAGGAGTTATAAATCCTTTAAATGCTCAACCAATTCAAATAACAAAAGAATGGTTATTGAAATTAGGGTTTGAATATAACGATTATTACAATAATTATAAAGTTAAAGCAGGAGATTATTTTAATTCTGTTAAATGGGACGATGAAGAAAACGAATGGTGGTATAACAATGATAGTTCAGACGCAGGATGTTATTACGTTTCTTGTATTAAATACGTTCACGAATTACAAAACCTATATTTTGCTTTAAATAAAAACGAACTAAAACACGAAATATGACACCTAAAGAATTAGCTATTAGCTTAACAGAAGATTTCTTCATTGGCTTAGAGATTAAAAACTATAAATTAGCGGTTAAATGCGCTATATACACAGCACACCAACGAATACAAGAAACGTTTGACATTGAAAGAATAAAGTATTTAAAACAGGTAGTTAATGAACTTGAAAAGCTATGAAGTTATACTACCCGCGCCAAAAATACGAATACCGTAGGCTTTTACGTTGGAAAAAAAGAGTAAACATTTCTAATAATTTCTATAAAAATTTTGAGTTTGATTAAATAATAATTGTTATATTTGTGCAATGGTTCCCTCTCACAATATAGAACTTAAAGGTATTATTGACCCTTTGAATGAATGCGAGGTGAGAGGCGCAGGATTTCAAGGGGTTTTTTTATTTATTAAAATTTTAAAAAATGATTGAAAAAAAAGAAAAATGTGATTTAATTTATAATGGTCACAGCATTCGTGTTAATGAAAATTATGAGCAAATTAAAAATGCTATTAATAGTGGGTCTACGTTTTTAGAGCTTACACAAGATTCATTTGATTCTGATTATAATTATGCAAGAAAATACTTAGCCAATGTTAATCACATAATTGCTATTATTCCTGTTTTATCTTATTAATATGAGAAAGGGGTTTAAATTTTATAGAAGCTATTACGATGTAGCAGAAGAACTAAACGACAAAGATAGGTTAGCTTTTTACGATGCTTTATTTAAAAGACAATTTACGGGGGTTGAAGTTGAATTAACGGGCTTAGCAAAGTTTGCTTATATTAGTCAAAAGCATTCAATAGACGCACAAGTTAAAGGTTATGAGGATAAAACAAACACCCCTTTAATAGGCCCTACGCAAGGGGGTACGCAAGGGGGTGTTGAAGCCCCTTTGGTACAAGAGAAAGAGAAAGAGAAAGAACAACTTGTTAGTGTTCCTTTTCAGGAACGTGTAAATAGTTTTTTGAATTGGTTTAACTTAGAATTTACAAAACACGAAAAACCACAAGCAAAGTTTAGAACCTTAAATAATCAAACTGAAAGTAACCTTAAAAAACTTTTAGATAAATATACTACTCAGGAATGGAGTTACGCATTTACAAACATGATTAAAAGTGAATGGGTAATAGAAAGTAAAAACGCAACACCCGACCATTTTTTAAGACCTGCTAACTTTGAAAAATATTTAAACCAACCTAAACAAGAAGAAGAAACTTTTAAAGCAGCATGGCAATGAATGGATTTAAGATAACTGAGCAAGGCGATATAGTAGATAAAATTTATAAATATCGCGATAACTACCACAAAAAAGGTAAATATTTAGGTTGGGAGCAATTTGATAAACATTATTCAATGAGTTTAGGAAATTGTACCGACTGGACAGGTTACCCAATGAGTGGTAAAACACAAGTTTTAATGGAGCTTTTAGTAAACACTTCAAAGTTTTACGGATGGAAACATTTAGTATATTTTCCTGATGTAGGGAATAACGTTGAAATAGTAGCGGATTTAATTCATAAAAAGACTGGAAAAAGTTTCAATCCTAATTTAGAAAATGTAATAAACGATACTGAAATTACATACGCTATGGAGTGGGTATTTAGACATTTTAAAATTGTTACACGTTCTGAGGTTAAAGGAAATTTAAGCCCTATTGATTTTTGGGAATGGGCAATCAAAATTAAAGACGATGAAGAGTTACATACAGCATCTATTGATAGTTGGAAAGATTTAAGTCATAACTACGAAAAACACGGAGGTTATGCTCAATATTTAGAATATGTTTTACCTTTAAGGAATCATTTAGCAGAAGAAAACAATTTACATTTTCATACTATTATACACCCAAAATTAACTGAAAAAGAAAACGGAAAAAGACCCGCTCCTGGTCCTTACGATTTAAAAGGTGGTAGTGAATGGTTTAATAGTGGTAAATGTATGATAACGGTTCATAGAGAAGATATATTAAGTAATGAGGCTGTAATTTATTTCAACAAAATTAAACCACGTTCTATTGGAGAAGTAGGAAGTATTAAATTATATTTTGACAAAGAGCGTTTAACATACTATTATCAGGATGCAGAAAATAATAATTACTCTAAACACTATGCAAGTGAGCAAAGAAATGTAATTTCAAACAGCTTTCCAACTAAGCAACTACCAAAACAAGAACCCGACATAGTAAACGGAAAAGAAATAATACCATTTAGCGAAAAGATGCGAATAAAAAACGTACCATTTTAACTAACATATAAAAACTTTTATTTTACTTTAAACTAATTAAACTAAAACATGGATGAACTAAACTTAATTTCAGCAAGTGTTAAGCTGAATAACGTTTTCTTAAAGTTAAAACTATCACTTGAAGAAATACAAGAAAAACACGGAAACAGAAGCGATTTAATTAATTCTATGGAGCGAACTATAATAGACTTAATGGAAGTTAAAGCAACTTATTTAACCTTAGAAAAAGAGTTTCGTTCTGCTGTTTCAAGTCAATACAGATTAGAACACCAAAACATGGATTTAAAATTTAGAATCAAAGATTTAGAATCGCAATTAAAATTTAAAAACGTTGAGTTATGACTAGATTAGAAAGATGCGAGTTATTGATTAAAAGAGGATATACTTATGATTGTGAAACTGGATTAGTTTATAATCGATTTGGAAGAGTTATTTCAAGAAAAGTAAATGGTTATACTAAAATAGCAATTTTATTGAATAATATTCAATTTGATTTATACGCTCACCATTTTGCATGGTATTGGGTTAATAAAGAATGTGTACTTGAATTGGACCACATTAATAGAATAAAAACAGACAATAGAATATGTAATTTAAGGTCTGTTAGTAGTCAACAAAACAAATGGAATATGAATGCAAAAGGATGTGATTTTTATAAAAATAAATGGAGAGCAAGAATTAAAGCAAATAATAAAGAAATTCATTTAGGTACATTCAATACTGAAGAAGAAGCACACAAAGCATATTTAGCAGCAAAAAAAATATATCACGTAATATGAGATGCCGCCATTGTAAAACTAAGTTTGAGCCTATACGCTTTAACATGAAGTATTGTTTAGAACCTGACTGCGTACGTGTTTGGGTAGAATCTGAAAAGGCGAAACAATGGAAAAAGACGAAAGCAAAAGCGAAGTTGGACTTAATGACTTTATCAGATTACCTTAAATTAGCCCAAATAACGTTTAACAAGTACATAAACATACGTGATAAAGGTAAACTATGTATAAGTTGTCAAAAACCTATTACAGGGCGTGTAAACGCTTCGCATTTTTGGAATGCAAATAATCATTACAACGTTCGATTTAATGAAGATAACGTTCATAGCTCCTGCATTACGTGCAACCAGTTTTTGTCTGGTAATCTTTTGGAGTACAGAACGCGATTAATTGAAAAGATAGGGGAGCAAAGATTTAATATTTTAGAATCAGAAAGTAAGAAAACACGAAAATTTACTATTGAAGAACTAAAAGAAATAATAAAAGAGTATAAATTAAAAATCAAACAATATGAAACCAACTAAAGAAATGGAAAAGAAACTACTAGCATTGTGCGGAGTGTTACCTGTACTCGCTGATTTTATCGAAGATTTAAACATGGAACACGTTTTTACAAAAAACATTAAACGAAAAGCTAATTTGTTACTTGAAGAAATCAGAAAGACGGATGATGGAATTTTAAAACATACAACGATCGAAAGCCAAACACAACAGATAGACATTCAAATTGCATTTAGACAATGGGTTCAAGAAAATTTTAATTAAAAAAAAGTTAAAAAGGTATTGTTATTCAATAAAGAATAGTTATATTTGTCAAACAATTAAATTATACGTTATGAAAAAGCTATTAGAAATTCAGGCAGAATTAAAATGCCCAAAGGGAAGCCTTAACAAGTTCGGTAATTATAAGTATCGTAGTGCAGAACAGATTTTAGAATCAGTAAAACCATTGCTACATAAACACGAAGCAATATTAACTTTAACTGATGATATTACTCAAGTAGGAAACAAGCTATTTTTAAACGCAACTGCAACTCTTTATTTTAAAGAAGGTATTGAAATATCAGTAAACGGATTTGCAGAACTTGGAGAACATAAAGGAATGTCAAGTGAACAATGTACCGGCACGGCTTCGAGTTACGCTCGTAAATACGCTTTGAATGGTTTGTTTTTAATTGATGAAACGGAAAGCGACCCCGATTCAAAAGACAACACAAAGACGGAAGCGAAAAAACCTGCAATAGATAACGCACGTTTTGAAAAAGCTATCGAATCAATTAGGAATAGTGAATTTAGCGTAGAACAATTACAAGCTAAATTTGAATTAACTGAGTTACAAAGCAAAGCATTGTTGTTAATAAACCAATAGTTATGAGAAAAATAAATCACAATAAAACGACTGAATGGATGTTAACACTTAAAGAAATTCAGGAGATATTGGAAAATAATAATTTAACAAAAATCACTACATTAATTAGAAGCAAGTTAAAAGCAAACGAATGGCACGGGTTTTTAATTAATAATAAAATAATTGTAAAAGAAAATGGTTTTTATAGATGGAATGAAAAAACACCTGTATCATTTAAAATAATAGAAAAATATAGGAGAATTCAACACGAAAAAAACAAAACAAAAAAACTAATAGCAAATAAAAAATATAATATGCCTCAATCACCACTACCACCACCGCCAAAAGTTACAAAAACACGAACGCCAAAAGTTAAAGTTCAAGTTAGTACCAAGCAAAAAAGTGAATTAGGGCTTATTCGTTCATTTTTTAAATGGTTATGGTAATGAAAATTCGAGCTTCACAATTAGGAAAAATTATGACTTCGCCCAAAACCAAAGGGGAAGTTTTATCTAAGACTTGTAAAACTTACATTCAAGAATTAGCAATCGAACATAAATACGGAATCCGTAAAGAGTTCTGGAGTAGATATACCGACAAAGGCAACGAATGCGAAGAAGAAGCTATTGAACTTGTTAACGATGTTTTAGAATTAGGGTTTATCTTTAAAAATGACGAGAATTTAAACAACGATTGGATTACAGGAACGCCAGACGTAAACACGAATGAAATTTTACTCGATGTGAAGACGTCTTTTGATGCAACTACTTTTCCATTTTTCGAAGAGGATATTCCAAACAAGGATTACTATTTTCAGCTGCAAGGGTATTTATGGTTAACAGGCAAAACGGAAGCGTTATTGTGTTACTGCTTAGTCAATACACCTTTTCAGATAGTAGAGGATGAGGTTAGGCGTGAACATTGGAAGCAAAACCTAATAGATGAAAGTTTGGATTTAAGAGACTTTGTACAGAAGAAACATAACTTTGACCATATACCAAAAGAAAAGCGCGTAAAAGTCTTTAAAATAGCAAAAGACGAAGAAATAATCGAAAAGATTAAACAACGAGTTGAAGAATGCAGAGAGTATTACAACAATTTAATAGAAAATTTATGAATCAAGAATTAAAATTAATGGGTTACTATATAAACGTGACTAGAACAGATCAAGTAGTACAAATCAAAGATTTACAACGTAGTAAGGTTTGGTATGAAGTAATAAGACAGCATGACTCAAACACGATTAAAGAGTTTTGTTGCACTATTGAAAGATTTAATAACCTGTATATTCCTAGATAATGAGTAAAACAAGCGTAAAAAGTAAAATCGAAATACTAAAGGCATGGATTGAAAGTATAAACCCAAAATCAATATATGAAAGACAGCATCGTTGAATCAGTAATTAGTAAGTTTCAGGATCGTTCAAACGTAGGTGTACAGAAATACGGAACAACACTAGACAGAAACGATTTAACACACTTAGAATGGATAAACCACGCCCAAGAGGAAGCTATGGATTTCATTCTATATTTAGAAAAACTAAAACAAATAAATAAGTAAACATGGAAAAAAGAGACAACAGCGGTGCATTGTTCACAAACGACAAAAGAGAAAAAGAAACGCACCCACACTACCAAGGAAAAGCAACTATTAACGGAGTTGACTATTACGTATCTGCATGGGTAAAAGACGGAGCAAAAGGAAAATTTCAAAGTTTAAGTTTTAAACCAGTTCAAGAAACAGCGAAACAACCCCAAAAGAGCGGATTTGATGACTTTTTAAGTAACCTATGATAGAAAGTAAGATACTAAGCAACGTAAACGATGTAACGCGAAATTTGATTAATAGTTATATACATAAACACGGAATAACATTAAACGCATTTTCAAAGTTAGTAGGAGTAAACCAAGCTATCTTATTTAAATTTGTGAACTACAAAAAAAATGTAAGCACAAAAACGATTGAAAAGGTAGGTAAATTCTTTAATCAGTAAACAACAGAGCAGGACGTAAAAAATCCTGCTTTTTTTATTAAATGTTATTCTTTTTATTATATTTGTCAAACAATTAAACTTAAAAATTATGAAAGATTTATTTTACAGCTGCGAAGAGTGTGACGGTTGGGGATTCGTAACCATTGATTTAAACGATACTCATATCCCTTATGAACAAGACGCTATCGATTATGAGTGTATGTCATGTAGTGGCAAAGGAAAAGTTCTACATGAAGACGAATATCAAATGAAACTAGACGGAGTTAACGAAATGATTGAGGGAATGGAAACACGGATTGAAGGACTTTCAAGAATAGTAATGAAAGCTAAAAACCCTGACCCATACGTTGAGCGTTTAAAAACTTTGTCCTGTGGTTTATACCGATTAAAAAACTATAAAATAAAATTGCTTAATTTAGCATAAAAAAAAGCATGGAGTTAATTTTATTGTTAGCGGTTGCATGGTGGTTAGTAAGTTTTGAGCCTTTGCAGTTGTTTATTGACCATATTTTTAGACAATTTCCTATTACAAACCTATCAAACTACATACATTCTAGTTTAGGTTGTTGGAAGTGTTCTTCATTTTGGACTATTTTAATATTTTCAGGCAGCTTTCAATTTGCTTGTTTGGGCGCATTAACAGCATTTATAATTGATTTATGTTTGAACAAGCTGAACTCGAAATAATAAACGAGATTATTAACGCTACAGAGGTAGTAAGATACTCAAAGGTAAGTCTGAATAGACTAAAAAAGATTAAAGAGCTTAAAACAAAGAAAAAAGACGGTGAGTGTTTTTGTTCAAATGTTCGTAGGCGTGTATGGTTTAAAGATTTTGTAAGTTGGTTTGAAAGCAATTCTTGATAAATACCTGTCGAAGCATTACGAAGATGTACGAAAATACACTAACTACTTTTTGGTGCGTATGAAAAGCCGAATAACTGCGGACGTAGTGATTAATAACAGCTATATTTATTTAGTTGGATTGAAAACCGACATAAAGACGGAAGACCAAATGAAAGCATATCTGTTTAATACGATAAAAAAGCAAATAATTTGGAATACTAGCCAGTCAAACAAAGATGAGCATATTACAGCCTTTGAAAACACGAACGTACAAGAAGCCGAAGATAACACCGATTTACAGGATAAAATAGAACTAGAACGTAAATACCAACTACACAAATCATGTATAGAGGTTTATAGAAACAATATTGATGACAAAATTAAATTATTAATATTTGAGGCATATTACGACAAAGGTTACAGCACAGCCAGAGCAATGGGCAAATATTTTGATTTACCATTTACAACTGCTCACTTTTGGATTAGAGAAATAAAGAATGATTTACTTATAATTAAGAAACAACATGAGAATTAAAGACGAATATAAAGGCAAAACGATTGTAAAATACAATTCAATCATGGGAGAGCAAAGAATAATAGTTGATAAATTAGACGTTACCCGCTTTTCCTATTATCAATCAATTGGACTTGGGTATATATTCGAACCGGAACCAATTAATTACACAGGAATAGAACAAGAACCAAAGCCAGAACCTAGAAAAAGACGGAAGAAAAATGGATAAAACACAAAAAGTAATAGATTTTATAAATTCAATCTCAGCTAAACATCTAAACAAGAATAGAACTAAGATTGAAATACCAATAAGTGAATACTACAACCTATTGCAAGGAGTTAGACAACTAATAAATGAGAAATGAAGTTAGTAAAAATAACGGATGTAAAGCCGAACCCAAAGAACCCACGCGTAATAAAAGACGGAAAATTCCAAAAGTTAGTTAAGTCTATACAAGAATTTCCTGACATGCTGAATAAACGTCCTCTAATCGTTTTTACAGATACAGATAATAAATACGTTGTCTTAGGTGGTAATATGCGTTTAAAAGCCTGCAAAGAGATAGGATTAAAAGAAATACCCGTTATTATAGCTGACGAATGGACGGAAGAACAAAAAGCTGAGTTTTTAATTAAAGATAACGTAGGTTTTGGAGAATGGGATTGGGATAGTTTAGCGAATGAGTGGAACACGGACGAACTAACTGATTGGGGTTTGGATATTCCAAATTATAGTTTAGGATTAGATGTTAATGATATGACCGAAGAAGATATTGACATTGAAGAGGAATTTGACCCAATAGGAGTTTCAAAAGGATTACATCGCATTATATTTATATTTGACAATGAAGACGAAGCGATAAAGTGGTATGGTGAAAATAATATAAAATCAGATTATAAAAAGTTTGGAGGGTCAGATGTAAGTGTTTGGCACGTTAATTTAAGCACTAAATATGCGAAATAAATTTCCAGTTTATATAATTAGCAAAGGACGTTATGAAGTGACTTTAACAGCTGACAAATTTGAACAAGCTGGAATTGATTATTTAATAGCAGTTGAACCTCAAGAAAAAGACGAATACATAAAAAAATTAGGAAAACATCGTGTTTTAGTTTTACCATTTTCAAATTTAGGATTAGGAAGCTACCCAGCAAGAAATTTTTGTTGGGAACACGCAAAATCAAACGGTTATAAATATCATTGGTTATTTGATGATAATATCATGTCATTTTATAAATGGGTAAATGCAAAACGTATTCAAATAACAGATTTAAATTCTGCTTTGATTTATGTTGAAAATCACACTATAAAAAATAATATTGATTTATCAGGTTTTGAAGAGTATAATTTTAGCCGAACAATACCAAAAAAACCTTTTAAATTTAATTGTCATGTATATTCTGCGATGCTAATAAAAAACGAATTGCCATACCGTTGGAGGTTAAAATATAACGAAGATGTTGATTTATGTTTGCAAGTTTTACATAATGGCGGAACAACGTCACCATGTGTTTATTATACAATAAATAAGGTAAGCACATCAAAAAAAATGAAAGGCGGAAACCAAACAGAACTTTATAAAGGAAACGCAAAAGAAAAAAAGATTTTGAAAGCAAAAATGTTAGAAGCCGTCTGGCCTCAATATGCAAAGACAGTAATTAGATTTAATAGACCACATCATTTAATTGACTGGAAAGTATTTAAAAAGAAAACAACGAAATAACAACGATATGGCAGGTAAAGGACAAATAGAACCACGTTGGGAAAAAGGAGAAAGCGGAAACCCTAACGGAAGACCGAGAAAGTATGTTTCAGCACTAAAGGAACATGGATATAAAGCATCTGAAATTAACGATTGTATCCTTGTAATGATTTCAATGTCACTGGATGAACTAAAAGACGTTTGGCAAAATCCAAAAGCAACGATACTCGAAAAGACGATTGCAAATGCTTTGCGTAAATCTTTGGAGAAAGGTTCGTTATATTCAATAGAAACTTTATTAAGCAGAGCAGTAGGTAAACCAAAGGAATCAATCGACCATACAACAAACGGTGAACCAATGCGAGATATTAAGGTTACGATAATAAATGGAAATACAAGCGACTAATATATTTCAAAAGAACTTTGACGCGCTCCAAAATAAATGGGTGCGTTTTGTCATTAATGAGGGCGGTTCACGTTCAAGTAAGACTTATTCGCTTTGTCAGTTGCTAATCGTTTACAGCTTACAGAATCCTCAAAAGGTAGTTAGTATAATTAGAAAAACTTTTCCTGCGTTACGAGCAACGGTAATGCGTGACTTCTTCGAAATACTTAAAGACCTAGAAATATATTCAAGTGAACGCCATAACAAGTCAGAGCATATCTACACTTTCGATAATGGCTCAATAGTTGAATTTTTTAGTGTGGATGATGAACAAAAGATACGAGGTCGTAAACGTGACGTGGCATGGTGCAATGAAGCAAATGAGTTATTTTACGATGACTTTACTCAGTTGAACATGAGAACCGAGTTTAAGTTAATTTTTGATTACAACCCTTCGGAGTCTTCAAGTTGGCTTTACGAGTTACCAAAAGACGAAAGCACGTTAATTAAATCTACTTACAAAGACAATCCGTTTTTACCTGACAGCATTAAAAAGCAAATTGAAGACCTTAAACGAACTGATGAATCATTATATCAGATTTACGCACTAGGTGAAAAGGCAATCAGTAAAAGTAACATTTACTCTAATTGGACTTTCTTGAATCATAGACCTTCAAAGTTTGTTAATTACGTTTATGGGTTGGACTTCGGTTATAACCACCCCACTGCGCTTGTAAGGGTTTACTGGGTAGATAATGATATATTCATTGAAAAGGTAATTTACGAAAGCTATTTAACCACTACAAACCTAATCGACAAAATGAATCAGTTAGGCGTAGAAAAACACGTTACGATATTAGCTGACTATTCACGCCCCGAAATAATAGCAGAAATGAACAACGCAGGGTTTGACGTTCAGAATGCGAATAAGGTAGTTAAAAAAGGGATTGATAACATTAAAACCTTTGGAGTATTTTGCGAGGATTCAAAAGAAATAAAAAAGGAATACGATAATTATAAATGGAAAAAAGTAGGCGACATAATAACGGATGAACCTGTTAAATTATTTGATGATGCTATGGACGCGATTAGATACGCAGTTACTCATATTAGACAAGAATATTACACCGACGATTCTTACTTTGCATTCTAAACATAAACACGGAAAAAATTAATATTAGTATGGCTTACAGAGAAAGACAAAAAATTAGTCAAATGACACCGAAAGGTAGCAATCTCGAAGCTACCGATTTAATAGAGATATCAGAACTTCAATCGGGGACTTATGTAACAAGGTCTATTACAGGTCAAGAAATTATTAACGCTGCTTCTGGTGGCGGTTCTGGTGACTTACAAACGGTTACAGATAACGGCAACACAACAACGAATGATTTAATAGTTAGTGTTGATAATCCAAATGACAAAACAACGGTTTCAGACCAATACGTAAAAACGGAAAACGGAACTACGGGAACATATACAAGTATAACAGCAATAGGAGGTTTGCAGTTAAAAGTAGGCGATGAAGAAAGTCAACTTAAAAACACGAATGTAACAAACCCCGATGTTGTTTTAGAATTCCCTGACAAAGCAACAGGAAGTTATACAATAGCAACAACAAGCGATTTAACGAGTGGTTATATTCCATATACAGGCGCAACTCAAAACGCTGATTTAGGCGAATACGAACTAAAGGCTGGTCAACTTAGTTTAGACGTATCACCAACAGGAACTGCTGCGGTAGGAACTACTAGATGGAATGATTCATTAGGAAGTTCTGAAACAACTTTAAAAGGTGGTTCGGTTATACTGAAGAACGGTGTTGACTTAGTAGCTAGAGTAGTTAATAAAGTTGTACCCAATGCAACGCTTACAAAAGCTAATTATACAGCTGTTAAAGTATCTGGTGCTCAAGGTCAAAGATTAGCTGTTGATTACGCAAAAGCGGATACAGATTTAAATTCAGCGGACACCATAGGATTAGTAACTGAAACAATCGCAACAAACCAAGAAGGCTTTATTATAACGGTAGGGCAAATCGAAGAAATAAACACCACAGGTAGCTTACAAGGTGAAACTTGGGCTGATGGTGACGTTCTTTACTTATCACCTACAACTGCTGGAGCGTTAACAAATGTTAAACCAACAGGCGCAACAGGTCACATTGTCGTAATTGGTTACGTTGAATATGCACACGCAGTACATGGTAAGATTTACGTTAAGATAATGAACGGTTGGGAGTTAGATGAACTTCATAACGTTTATATTTCTTCAGTTCAAAAAGGGGATAATTTAGAATATAACGGAACGCTTTGGGTAAATACAGGTATTAAATTTACTATTGAATTAATGGATGCGTTAAGTGTAGATTTTTACGCTCCGTATGCGTTAAAGATAAATTCAGTTAGTAATGTATTAAACGCGCCAACGATTACTATTTTAGACGATGGCTCGGCATATACTCTAGGTAATACAATTACAATCGGAAGTAAAATAACGGTGACGGCAAACACGGCTTCCGTAGTTAATTTAAACGTAGTTAAAGCATGATAAACGATATTTATATAAAAGCAACTGCGGCTAGTGTAAGTAGGTCAACGGCTAAATTAATGAAGACTAATCAAACGACGTCTTATAGAACAGGAGATGATGGAGATATCGAAGCTGGTAGAAATACTTCATTTTTTGTTTTAGCTGAAAACAACCCTTTTGGGAATACAGATAGATTTACAGATGAATTAGGGGGCACAACTTACACAAATGATATTGTAATAGATTGGTCAACTTATGACGGCTCAACCGTTTTAGGTTGGCGTAGAACTTCAAATGGCGTTGATATAAACTGGAATAATGCAATAGACGGAGCATTAGCAGTAAGTATAGGTAGTTATACTACGGGATGGAGGTTACCAAATATACAAGAGCTATTTAGTTTAGCAAATTGGGGAGTTGATAACGTGTTAAATTATTCACCTATAAACTTAGGGACATCAACTTTTGCTTATTGGAGTGGTACAACAAGAATAGGCTCAACAGCTTCTGCCCATAGAATGTTTAATGCGCAAACAAATGTAATAGCTTCAACAACTAAAATAACAACAGCGGCAACTAGGTACATTCCATGCAGAGTATTCACAGTAACAGGAACAACACTAACATAATATGGCAACTTATAACTTTCCACAATTCAATGTAGAGATTATCAATCCGACTATTGAAATAGACTTAAACACGATTCAAGACCAAGCGATTAATAAATTATTAAGCGTAGATATTTTATTAATAACTGAAACGTCAAAATTTGGAGTTACGGCTAATAATATGCCTTATGAGTATTCATGGGATGATGACGATATAACAACAATGGTTAATATTTGGCTGCAACAATTTGAGATATAATGGCAATAACTTTAATAGCGAGACCGCAAGATATAACACCCGCTTACAACCCTGTTAAATGGATTGTAGATTC